GTTTAACTTGACCAGTACACATTGAACCCAATTCGAGTCACAACCGCCTGACCGGACTGAGCCAGAACGGCAATGGACATCCCAGCGTTATAGGTCACGCCATTGATGCGAACGCCAGTCTTCAGCGTGTAGATTGCTGTTGCACCATCCCCGTCGACAACTGCTGTCAACTTGTCTTCTAATGATGCAGTAATGTCACCAATTTGTGCCTGTACCTGAGTGGTTAGATCGGCCAGCGCGTTATCAACCTCGGCAATGGTTGTTTTGACAGTCAGTATGTCAGCCCGTACCTCGCCATTTTGCTGGAACTGGTGATCTACAGTGGCATTAACGCTGAGCGCATTATGAAGGATTGCGTCGATATTGGTTTCGATGTCGCTGGTAAGCCGGTCACCGTCTTTAGAGGTAAGGAAATCGCCAGCAATATCTACCAGGTAATCATCAGCATTATCGTTCGACATTCCCCGAATCCAGTCGGTGTAACCAGATTCATTCCCCGTCTTATCCACCAGTTGCGCCCGATACCAGAATTCCTGGCCTGCCCTGAGCCCCATTTGCGTATAGGTAGCCTGCGGATAGGGAACATCCGACAGCAAGAGAGGCTCTGATTGATCGGAGTTTGCCGTGTACTGTATTTCGGTTTTAAGCGTGTCTGAGGTATTTTCCGGGAACCCCCAACTCAGCAGAATGCCCCAGTTTATGCCAGTGGCCGCGAACCCTACCGGTTTTGGCGGATTGCCTTCCTTTCCGGTAAGCGTTACCTCCTGTGAATAACCCCAGTTGCTGGAAATTTCCGCCGCGTTAACCGCACGCACTCGTACCAGATAGCGACCTGCGTAGATTCCGGGAACCTCGAAGGATGTAGTGGAACTGCGAGGCACGTTAACCCAGTTACTGTCATTACGACGCCACTGAGCTTCGTATGCGATGGCATTGGCTGCCGCATCCCATGTGGCACGCATGGTTTGCACGCTGATACCCTGATTCACTACTGAATATGAACCGATTTGGATATTATCAGGGGGGTTCTGACTTCCTGGTGGAATAACACTAATCGGGCGTTCGTCGATGATGGCGCCAGTATCGATGCGCGCATACTTATCAGGGTCATGGTAAGCAGCAGAGATGGTAAAGGTGTTGTCGTTGTTATCTGAAACGCTGATTACCCGGTATTGCTGAGCGTAAAGTTCGTCAGACTCAACGACCCAAACACTTTCCGCCTGCGGTGTTTCTCCATAAGCCGTTGTAACGGTTACAACTTTCCCGGACACAGATTGGACCGTGCGGCTTTGTGAAGTGCCGGAAGGAAGATTCAGGATCAGCCTGTCACCATTTGCTACGTCAGGAATGCGGTCAAGCGTGATAGCGCGCCCGTTAACGGAGCTGATGCGTCCGCCCGTTACCTTCCCTGATAGCATTTCATCAGAAACGCCGATGATATAGCCAGGCTGAGGGATCATGCCGTCAAGGCCTACAGAGAAAGTGACAACGCGATCTTTATTGTTGGTCAGTATTCCCCAGCGGCCTTTACGGTTTGCCTCAGACTGGCGGGTACAACCTATGGCTGTCAATTCAAGCTGGTTAAAACCGTAACGTGTTACAAGGTCTTGCTCGAATACCGGTTCCATAGCGTCCGAATAGGCGTTATCCGGGTCAGACCATGAGACGAGAGCGTTCGTGTAGCGGGTTTTAGTTGTGCTGCTGGAGTAGGTAAAAAGGCCGTCTACTACATTGGCGCGGGTATAGTTGTAATCGATATCTCGCGGCATATCAGCCAGGGCTACAATCTGATTACCGCCCCAATAAGTCATGCCACGGAAGATGGCCGCAAAGTCACGCAGGACGGTGTAAGCGTCGTTTCTGTCCTGTACGTACACATTGCAGATATAGCGCGGTTCTGTTCCGCTGCCGCCCTTCCCGTCCGGCACCATCTGATCACAATACTGAGCAACCCGATACAATTCCCACTTATCAATATTTGCAGCAGTCAGCCGGTTACCCAGTCCGAAACGGTCAGTAACGACCAGGTCATAAAAGACCCAGGCCGGGTTATCAGTCCAGGCCCATTTGAATGCGCCTGCCCAAGTCCCGCTATATGTTCGAGCGATTGGGTCATAAGTGTCAGGAACGCGTACGACACGCCCTTTAGGCTCACACGAAATCTGAGGAATAGAACCGTTGAACTGGCTGGAATCAAACTCAATGTAGAGCAGTGCAGTATTCGGATAGCGTAACTTTGCGTCGATGACCTCTGTGTAACTCTGTAGCGTCATGGCATCGCCAATCTTTGCGCTATTGGCGTCAGCCGTGATTTTACGTAAACGAACGGTCCAGGTACTGCCAGCTTGTGGCAGGTCGATGCGGTGGCTTCTTTCATAACCGGATGTGGTTTTGCCAGTGACGGCGGTATTGATAACTGTCTGGAATGAGCCGCCATCGGTTTGCAGATCGATCGCATAATTTATGGAATAGCCAACCAGATCACCATCATCTTCTTGTTTGAACAAAGAAGGCCATTTGATACGGAGGCGTACAGCGGATAGTTGTGTGTTCGTGAATGTGTGGGTCCAGGCTGTCGTGCTTTTTACTTCAGTGCCAACGTTGATTTCATTCTCGGTCCCCGGCAACCCCTGAATATAGGTTTGCGCCTGTGTACCTGAACGGAACTCCCAGGCTACTCCACTGAAATTACTGCCGCCGCTGTTGTTAACGAGAGGTGTGCCATCCAGGAAAATACTGGTGCCATCCAATCCGCCTCCGAACTCTCCTTCACCCAAGGCGATAAGTAATTTTGCCTTTGCGATTGACTGGAGATCATCAGGCTGTTCGACAGGCGTACGTGATGAAGAGCTGCCGCCCTTGCGGCCCCTAATTGCGGTTGCTGTTGCCATATTGCGCCCATAAAAAAAGGCCGCACGATGACGGCCACAGTTTGATAACTGATCGAATATCAGGATGTTGCTGATTTACCGATAAGCGTATGTTGAATATTCAGCCCGTCCATGTTTGGGGCATGGTCGCACACAGCAACGAGGGATGGCTGATTACCTCTATGTAAGGAAACGAAATGACATCTGTTAATGATATAAAAATTGAACGTATCGACAGAGAGCTTCAAGAAGTTACTGGGAAAGTTAATCACTTATTGATAAGAAGTGAATTAACGCTTTATGTCCTTTCAGTCATGATTGAAGCTGGCGTAGTCAAGCGTGAGGGTGTCGAGGAATTAATCAACAACGCTACATTCAATGCACCGGGGATTTCACCCGCAATCATACGAAAAGAGAAAGAAATCGTTTTAGCCAACTTGAACAAAGTGAAGATTTCTTAATTTCTATTGCAATAATCATTGGGGCATCAATGTATGCCCTTTTTTCTGATTGCCCGATATTTTTCACACCAACCTTCCCGCCTTTCGGCTTACTGTTGATCTTCGACATAAATCCCCGCAGAGATAATCGCCCCACCAATACGGCGCTTGCCGTAAAGAAGTGGCACCGGATAACCCTGAGCTGCTGTGTTCGTCACTCCACCGAATGCATACGATGCCCGGTTATCAGCATCCTGCTTACTGGCTAGTCCGGCAGTCTGGGGAGAGAGCATCTGGATGACCCCGCCAAGTGCCATTGATACGCCAGCGGCGGACAAATAATACTGCTGTGTAACCACCCCTACCACCACTAGAACCGCACCTAGAATGGTTTGCAACAATCCAGCTTTCTTGCTACCCATGATTACAGGTACGATTCGGATAACATCACCAGTTACAGGATATCCAAGATCATCTTCTCCAATATTTTTCTTGCCCCTGAAAACAGCATAAGTTAAACCACGCCGCTTACTAGTAATCATGAATTTCTCGAAACCATCCACTGTCGCAGCTAAAGCCCTCGTTGCTTCATGAATGGTACTTATCAAACGATAGTGGGTCTTGCCGAACGTTTTACCAAGTACACCGCCGAGTTCGATTTGTGTCATTACTTCTTGCATATGAACCTCTAAAAGAAAAACCCGCCGTATAAGGCGGGCCTGTTATCAAAAAGCTGTTGGGTATAGACCGAAATCACCGTTCGTTCCGTAACCTATTCGGTAGGTCAATGGTTTATCCCTATCTACATTTCCTGTAACCTCAACCATCCCGCCACCACATATTCCCTTTGGCCAAGCGCTAAACACATGATTTCCTGAGGATGGGAAAATTACGACCTTTTCAGAAGTGTCCAGATCTGCGATTTCTTTTCCATCGATATAAACACGCGTCAAGCAAGCGCTTCCTGCAAATCCAGAATCTCTTTTTATTGTTACTGTTCCAGCGTCAGCTGACGTTTTCGTTAGGAGAGACGTATTTAACATTCTATCTTTAGGAACAGTCTTTGCTGCTTGATTTGAAACAGGTTTCGTTGCGCAACCACCCAGCACCAACACTAAGAGAACGATAAATATTTTTTTCATAGAGCACCTATTATATTGCCTTAGCGTAGCCTGAATTAAACTTGAGAGTGGCATCTATCATCTGCCCATCTACAAACATATAATATTGAGTTTTGTAACCAACATATGCGCCGTAGCTGTTTTTAGCGTTAACAGATACTGGAACTACCCACCCGTAATGCATTTTGAAATTATCGGACAATCCACCTTGAAGGTAGGCTTTTTTGGGTTCGCCAAATTTATACTTGGCCGAGTCAGGATCTTTAAGTCCATCGCCAATAGAATTTTGTATTTGTTCTTTATATATCGTTGGTAGTTCACCATAGTAAGCATTGCTTAGTTGGGTTGCAGAAGGAGTTGACATGCATCCAGTCAAAGACATGGCAATCCCAATCATCACAGCAATAAGCACCTTTTTCACATCCCTATCCCCATCAGTAAGTGTTCGGAATAATCCTATCACAGAGGATGGGCAAGGCAACGCAAATCATAAGCACTGATCATCTGTCAGGATGGCTGTAATCTCTTCCCCAGGATACGCTGCTTCTACACACAGCAGAGGATGCAGGCATGGATACTAAAAAATATGACAGAGCATTGCAGTTGGAAATTCTCAATGCGCTTATGGATGCTGACCCTTCACCACTTCGGAAAGCCCAGGAAGATGCACTCATTGCAAAATTTAGCGATTATAAACAGTTCGTAGCCAATGCTATTTATCTTGAAAGGCATGGGCTTATTGAGAAGCCATTCGTTGTTGTCTCAGCATTGAGTGGAAGTGTTGATTATGTTTTCAACGCAACAGCGTGCAGACTGACCGAAAAAGGTATCGACTTTCTTATCGGTGATGAAGGTCTCAGCTCCCTTCTAAATGTTTTAGTCGTGCGACTTCACGCTGATACTCTCGAAGCCCTTCAAGAGGTGGTAAACTCTTCAGCTCTGCCTCCTGAGAAGAAGAAAGGTCTTTTAGATAAGCTGAAAGAACTTCCTGCCGACTCAATAAAACATTTGACGCTACAACTACTGACTCAGGGGGTTCTGAACCTGCCGCACGCAGTTCAGTTAATTCAAAAAGCCCTGACGTAGAATCTCTTCCTTCCACAATTGAAAATTTACCCCAGCCAAGTCTGTTGCTGAGTAGCACCCAGAAATCAGACTGGCTGTCGGCGCGAATGTAGAAGCTTTTTTTTCCGAAAAATGCGCTTGATATCTTCATTTACTCCCCTTAAACAAGAAAACCCGCCGGGTGGTGTGTTTAGCTCCCACCCGCCCGCAGAACATACCAAATTATTTGCCCACAAACTTGCAACGAAATTTTCCTTGACACGGCTTGATTGAGCATACAATCACGATTAATCAAGATATAAAAAAGGTTACATCGATCGAATTATTAGTATTGATTTGCTACGACGATCGATCGTATGCTTACCTCATCAAGTTTTTTCTACGAGGTGCGCATGAAAGAAGATTACAGCATCAATGCGTTCAAGATTTTTTTGGAAAGATTGCATGAGGCGCCTGACGTCAATGAGGCAACCGCAAGGAATTTGAAAAACACTTCGAATCTGTTGCTTAACTCCTATCATTACCTCGACCTCCATGACGAAAGTAGTGACATCAGAAATATCGAAGCCGATCATCTGATTGAAGATCACTTCAGAAATTCAGAGACCCATCCATCCTCAACAACAGTTCAGGTTTATAAAAGCCGTTACCAGAGTGCGGTTGATAAGTTTTTGGAATACATCAAAGGAGGTAATAGTGTGAGCGAAGAAGATACTTCAGTAGTCCCGAATGTTCGAACAAGGAAGCGCTTACCAGCGAGGGCGGTAACCGTTCTTAATCGCGAAGTCCGTGGTGACACCGAAACCATCGACGTTCCAATTCCTCTTCGTCCAGGCATGATTTTAACCATACCCGGGATTCCAACGGATTTAACAAACGAAGAAGCCGAGCGTATCGCTTCAATCTTGAAGGTTTACGCTCGGCCTCAATGAAATTTGAGCACATTCCCTTGCCGGGGAAAATGCTCAGATCGAGGGTAAAGGCACCCACGACCGTACTGCTTCTGAAAAGGTACAATAGTGGATCCTCGCCTTACTCGCAAGACACTTGTGGGGTGTGCTTCACCCACAGGTTAGGTGAAGTCGATGACTTTACGCACAATAGCTACAAAAGAAGCACCTCCAGGTTACAGATGGAGACACTGCCGTTTTCGCAGAACACGTGCGAAAGCAGGCACACCAGATAGTGAGCGTAAGGTGTTAGATGCTCACAAATATGGCTACAAATGCTGGTCTTTTCTGGTAAGGAGTAAGTAATGGATCACCCGGCTACGGCCGGGTTTTTTATAACTTCGCCAATCGCCCCGCCATCTTCTATACCACGTCAGTAAGCCTTAAATCCTTTCGATATTGCCCGTCCAATCTCTTCCATGAGGGGGAATGTAAACACGCTTGTCGTAACCCGGCGCCATCCACCACTGCCTCACCTCACTTTTGGTCAGATAAAATCAATACTGGCTCTATCTTCTGGCACCCTTAGACCATGTTATAGCTGTCTATAGCTTAAAACCGCTGATCTTTTATCAGTATTCCTATTGCAATCCATAAGTGTATATTGAGTGTGGGGCTTTTCCCACACAGCAAGTTACAAACAGGAATACTATGAAAAAAATTACAGCGATCCTTCTGGTATCAGTGCTGAGCGTTATGTCAACTTCAGCGTTTGCTTGTCCAAAAGGGCAACATCCACACGGAGGTACAGGCTCCCATCATAAAGGTGGCTACTGTTCCTTTTGATATTGGAAACCCGCCGTTAGGCGGGTTACCCCTTCTGGTTGTAGCGTTTGTTTATTCCCATATCGAGTTACCAGTCTCCCGCCAATGTCTTTATAGGGGGTCATACAATGGATAGCCCCCTCGCCTGGCATCGCGTTTTCGTATCAGCGTAGATTTGCGATAGCTCATCAGCGGTAGATAGTGTCGGCCTGTAGAGATACTCAGCCACCTCCAGTGCTTTCGAGTAACCGGCTGTCGTGATACCTGCGTTACCGATACCGACAATAGAGCCAGCCGATTTACTCTGGCTGAGTGTGACAGGACTACTACCGCCCACCAGGATCGTCACGTTATCGCCATTTCTCGTAAAGGCGACAAAAATAAGATTTCCTGCTGTGGCGTTGACCGTCAGGGCCGTCGCCGTGATAGAGGAGCCATTGCGCCGGGTATAACACAGAGCACCAGAAGCATTTTTTTGCAGACCGTCGCCACCACTGAGAGTCAGCGAACCGCAAATAACATAGGCGGCCGCGCTGTCCAGCCTGAATACAATGGCCTGCGTGTACGTCTGACTGTCGGCATATGGTGTTTTCAGGGCGTTAAAACCGGTGGCAGCTCCGATATTGACGCTGGCAGAATTCCACGTTAGCGCCCCATCAGATGCGGTTAACATCGTGCCATCAGTCGCTACCAGACTGGTATCGCTGGCGCCCAGGAGCCAGTCAGTAAATCCTGGTTGCGGTACGGGTGGCAGCGTAACGACTTTTTTCACTTTGCTCTCGTCGAGATACTGAGCACCATCGAAAGGCACTTCGAAACCAAGACGGTTAAATAGGTAGCTCATCAGATGGCCTCTTTAAAGAAAATAGCGCAATAGTTTTGTAGGGGGTATGGCGTGCCGTTTGCGTCCAATAAATCGGTTGTTGCGTCGTCATCGTCACAAAGATTTCCCCGCACCCCCGTTGTCGGGCCGGAGTTCCATGAAGGATAGCGCCCGGAACCATCGTTATCGCCCCTGTTCTCAGGCGTGAAAGCATAGGCCAGATAAATTTTGCTGAAGGTGGTGAACGAATCAGAGGCCGTCACTTTAACCTTTCTCCGGCCGATAATTTGCACAGCAGAAATAGCCAGGCGTGTACGCTCCCCGGACTCGCTCTCACCCCACAATTCGAATCCGTTCATCCCGTCAGTGGCCTGAGTCACAATATCGGTACTGAACCGGAGCCGCCGTCCTGGCATGGTGTGAAAATCGGCCACTATCGTTGATGGGCCGGATTTGTATACAGCAATGGGGTAAACAGGCTTCCAGGGCGTACCCGTCTGAATCCAGTGCTTAACCGCCTTGGCCCGGTAACATCCCAGCCAGCGGTAGCCGTGGTTAATCAGGTGCACGCCATCCGTGTATGGGAAGATGTACATTGGGGTTATCATCTGTATCAGCGGGTTATCAATGGCCTCATCCAGTTGCGCCAGTGGGATTTCATACGATGGGTTTTCCGTCGTCCCTGCGTAACGCCCATGGGAGGCCATCTGGTAAATCATCATCGGGATGTCACCTGGCTGACCTGAGACGGACAAAGCCTTAACCGCGGTGCTGGACTGAATTAACCGCATCTTTTCACGGTAGTAGTCATAGGACGAGCCAAGGAACGCATCGGCCTCTCCCTGAAAAAATGTGAGGGCAACCATGCCATACTGCCTGCCCAGCCCATTTGAAAGCTCGCGGGCTTTGTCAATGCGTGCCATGAACTGCGTCCACGGCGCAGTGCCCGGCTCCAGTTGAGCCATTGAGTAGCCCTCAACACCAGACGCCGACACCAGCCAGTACTGCCCGGAGTCTGTTACCACTCTATTGAGCTCGTGCATCATCGATTTTTCGTGGTATTCGATTGATGTTGAGGCGGACAGCAGTGACAGGGATGAAAGCGTCTGGTTATACGTCTTCATGTTCCCGGTAAAGATGTAGGTATTGGTCGTTGGCGTCGAAAGACCGGGCGAGCCAAGATAGCTGATTGAGAGCGACTGCCCATATGATGGGAGGTCGGCCATTTCTGGCAATTCAATCTCGCTGATATCACCCACTGGGCTGCCAAACGCATAGAGACGCCGCTCTCCAATGTTCAGATTGAGCAACTTCCGGCCTGCGCTGTCGGCCAGCAAGATTACTTCTGCGTCATCCTCTGAGCTCCATCGGTCACCGCTGGCGTTATTCAGATCGTCTACAGTGGTAGCAGGGCGTCCGTAAATGTTAAGGCGACGCTCATCGTGATCCATGCCCAGTAATATGCGTAACTGGCTGTCTGCAAGCAGCGCGGTCGTCGTGGCAGCATCATCTGTATAGGCGACCTGGCTTGCCATTGAATCGGCCAGATTGTCATTAAACTGACGGGCATATTCAGCGGTGTTGTAAATCAGGTTGATGCGGGCTGTTCCGGCCACCTCTGCGATTGCCTGAGCCACACCATTACTATTCAGGTAGATGATCACCGCAGAATTTGCGCTGGTTCCCTGGGCAACGGAAAATGACTGACCGGAAGACGTTGCAGCCAGGCCGGTAGCTACGTCTGGATAAACGTTTGCAGTCGTTACCGCAGATTTTGCCGTATCGGCATAATTTTGTGCGCTGCTTGCCGCACTGGCTGCAGACTCGCTTTCCAGTCTTGCAGCATCCTCAGAGGATTTTGCCTGCGCGGCACTTGATAATGCCGCTTCTGCACCAGCCAGTGATGATTGCGCATGTTCCTGTGATTCCTGAACAGCGACGGTAACAACAGACACCTGGCCAGAGACATCTGCAGAAATGCTGCGGGTCTCTTCGTGCCAGCTTTTTATCTCTGAATATACGGTAGGCGTAGCCAGCACCGGCTCAGCAAAAATGACATAGTCATTCAGCGTTCCGGGCTCACTTCCTTCCTGGAGGTTCATTTTCCCAATGACGATTGTACTCTGGTCTCCAGGCATCCTGACAATAACCCGGTAACTGCCAGGCGACACCAGGAACGAGTACTCTCCACCACTCCCGGTGGTTTTAGTCATGTTGATATTTGGGAATGCCTGAGACGAAACGGACAAAGAGGTGATTGTTATCTGAACACCAGGCAAAGGGGAGCCATCCGGCGCAGCATAAACACCAGATAATTCGATGTAGTTCATTTGTGGTCCTCAGAACAGAGTTTTGTATCGCACAATTTTCATCGTGCGCTCACGCCAGTATCCGCCGTAGGGTACTCGCTGGCTCAGGTGCCCATAGAGGTGATGAAGGAGCATGTTGTCTTCCAGCAATATCCCGGCATGATTCCACTTATTGGCCTGCACCTGCATGATGACCATGTCGCCCAGTTGTGGCGGCCCCGCAAAGTCACGAAATCCGCATTCATGCCAGCAATCCTGATAAAAATTGCCTTCGTGCTGGTCCTCCCACCACGGAAAATCCTTTCTGTAGTCGGTTAGTTCTATGCCATGCCTCTGCCTGAAGTAGCTCATTATCAGCCCCCAGCAATCCGTGTGCCCCAGAACGAATGGACGCTCCAGAAGCGGCAATTCACCGCGCGGCAGGATTGTGCGTAAATCCCCCTCAGGCCAGCTCACGATATGCCAGGGTAACTCTGTTGCGTCACACTGGGCCTTATCAAGTTCGCTTGGCTGAGTGGTGGCGTCAGGGTGGCTGTGCACGATAGCGGTTACCGCCCCCCAGTCTTCAGCGGCAGCGTAGTCCTCTGGCGCAAGATGGAAGTGTTCGGCTGGCTCAGTAGCAAGATTTTGACATGGGAAATAGCGTTCTACTCTGCTCTTCTGGCATACCAGCCCGCAACACTCAGATGGGTAACATTCCGCCGCATGTTGCATGATAGCGTCGATGGTTTTCTGTCGCATGCTTAGCTCTTGATTAGAGAAGTACCAGGGAAGCCACCGAAGGATAGTGGGTTATTTGCTCCAAATCGGGGCTTGCATCCACTGTTCAGAGTGCCATTACAGACATCCTGCGACGGGTCATCAACCGGATTGCCGTGCTTGTCGAAATAGTTGGTTCCGGCATAATCGCAACCATCACCGGTTCGGTATTTACCCCGAATGCACCAGGTGCAAAGGGAATGAAGTTGCCGGGTCGGGATCATGAGCCCTTGCAAGTCCATTGGGCTGGACAGGGTAAACTCCACAACCTGATTGGTTTCCTGGCTTTTGCTGTCGATATAGAACACCTGAAGCTTTTCTTGAGTCGGGTCGGCTGTAGAGTTACCGCCAGCGAAATTCTTCGCGTCAAGATATTGCACAAGAGTGTCATGCACTGTCACAACTGCCTGAAGCATGTCATCGTAGGCCAGGCACATAGCAGTGATTGAGCCGTTAAGATTTGCTACGGACAGTTTTGGTTGCGCGCTTGTTCCATCGGTTGATGCCTCAATACCTTCAATTTGCGTCGGCCACGCGCCATACTCATTCCCCTGCCACCAGATGGATTTCGCCGGGAGCTTTGATTCATCTCCGCCGGCAGCGGCAATCTCTTCTGGCGTATGGGCGATAGTGTGGGAGTGGAAGCGCAGAATATCCGCATTGAACTTGCTTCCATCCACTTCAAACAGCCGGATACGGTTTCCCGGCTCCAGCTTCTGTAAGTCAGAGTTAATAGCCATGTTTTACCTATGGAGCGAATGATTGCTCAAAAGTAGCCGTTATAGTCATTGCAGTGCTGCTGAGTGGGGATGCCCTGACAGAGTCGCTGACTACACGATAGAGGCCAGCAACACCAAATGGCGGGGTCCAGATGAACGAATTAACTGTGTGATTACGGATAAACGTGAGTACCGGCAGCATTTCAGCGTTTCGCCCTGCCATTGAAACAGGCCAGCTTTGCGTTTCAGGATTGATGCCATCACCGCTTACCTGCTTGTAGCCATCTCCGAACTGAGCCGTTCTGACACGGTGATCGAAGGTGCCCTCCATCCCACTTTGAATTTGAGTACGCCAGGTGAATGTTTCGATTGCCATAATTTCTCCGGGCAGTAAAAAGGCCCACCGAAGTGAGCCTTATCGCCTTTGTTGGGCATTCCATATAATGCCACCTTGCCGAGTTTCTCTCGCTATGCCGTCACGCACTGACCGGTCAATTGTCTGCTGGTAGGCTTTGGTGATGGCGTCGCTATTAACGCCGCTTTGTTGCTGGGAGTTATCATTCTGTACAACCACTGAGGTTTGAACGATGGTGTCACCGCTTCCAGATGATTGCAGCCCATACATCTGAGCTTTGCCAACATAACCGCCGTCAGCATAACCATTAGCGCCGCGCATCATGGCGTAAAGGGTGTCTACTCCGATTGACCTTGTCGCCTCTTTGGTGAAAACAAACTCACCGCCGTGGACAACGCCCTTCGGCTCGTATTTGCCGCCATCACCTGTGTATCCGCCACTATCAAAGGAAAGATTGCCATAGTTGCTGCCTGTTACGGCCATACCAGAATTACCACCAGATGAAGAAACTCCTCCAGATACCCAGCCCAGCGCCTCCTGAACAGCATACGCAACGAGTAATTTATTGATGATGTCCACAATCATCTTGAGAATGGAGATCGAAAACTGCTTGAAAGAGGCGGTGCCAGTCGTAACCAAATTAGTCAGCATGTCGGAGACACCACTGAATGCACTTGTCGCTACGCTCTGTACTGATGAATACACGTTTGTTGCCGCATCGAGATATTCTGACCACCCAGCTTTAGCACCAGACAACCAGTCACCGCGCATTTCATCTTCTTTCGCATAATAAGCTTCCTGAGCCTTACTGGCAGCTTTGTAATCATCGGGAGAGAAGTTCGCCAGGGTCAGTTGCCTGCGCTCCTTGTTTCTTTGCGTTTCACGGCTGCTCACCCCTCTGCTGTCTTCAAGCGCATCACTGCGTACATTTTGCTGGTCGATATACTTCAGGGCTTTTTGATGCTGCTCGTTAAGGGATTTTTGCTGTGCGATCTGCCGTGAAAGGCTTGCTTCTTAGACTGGCCCCCTGAATC